ATGGCTAAAATAATCAAACCTCTTACTACCAAAGAGATCAGGGATGCTAAGCCAAAGTCGCGTGAATACAGGCTTTATGACGGCAATGGTCTATTCATTTCTATTCGTCCAAGCGGAGCTAAAGTCTGGTGCTTTAACTACGTCAATGCAAATAAGAAAAGAACAGTTCAAACAATTGGACCTCTTGAGTTCTACTCATTAAGTGATGCTAGAAATATCCGAGATGAATTTAGAGAAAACTTAGCAAAAGGCCTCTCAATAAATACAAGTAATGAACCTACATTTAGAGATGTTTTTCACGAATGGATTGAGAAGTGGAAGCCAGAGATTACTGAAAAAACATATAACCGCTATAAAAACGGAATGAATAAGTATTGTTTACCTGTTCTTGCCAATATCCCGATCTCGAAAGTTGAACCTAAAGATGTTGTGAAATCCCTATCAGAGATGGAGAAAAAAGGGATTATCGATTCTCTCTATACAATGAAATCCGTAATCAGCCAAACTTTAGATTACGCGATAGCAAGAGGACTCTGTACGAGCAATTCAGCTCAAGCTGTGTCTAACAAAGCATTCAAGAAACAAGTAAAAGAGAATCATGCTTATCTTCCTCCCCGTGAGCTTTATCTACTTGTTGATATTTTCAAAGGAAATAGAAGCAGTATTGTCACTCGTTTATGCTTAGAGTTTACATTAAGAACAATGTGTCGCGTAAGCGAGGTTGCTCAAGCAAAATGGGGTGAGTTCGACTTCAATGAAAAAATATGGACCATACCTGCAGAGCGTATGAAGATGAGAAGAGAGCATGTTGTCCCCCTTACTGACCAGATGATAAGCATCTTAAAAGAAGTTGAGCATTTCAAAACTACAGATTATGTATTCCCAAGTTTTAATTTTAAAAGCCATCTAAATGGCGAAACAATGAGAATGGCCCTGAAAAGAAATGGCATAAAATCAACAGTACATGGTTTTAGACATCTAGCATCAACAATACTCAATGAGGCTCATAAAGGTAATAAAAAAATGTTTGATTCAGATGTCATTGAGATGTGTTTATCTCATCAAGATGCTAATACGATAAAAGCAACATATAACAAAGCTGAATATATAGAGCCAAGAAGAGCAGTTTTAAAATGGTGGTCAGACTTCATAGACAAATGCGACACGAAAGAGAATAATGAAAAAGCGCTTAAAGAAGCGGGAATTTCGCTAATTTAATAATTTATAAGAGCCAATGGATATGAGTGTTTTAGTTATTACAGGGAATGGGTTTGATATATGGCATAATTTGCCCACAAAATATAAGAATTTTTATAATAAATATAGCGATGAGTTATCACCGTACACAAAATATTTTGACGATTTTGGGAATAAAGATATTGAATGGGAATCCTTTGAAGAATCTCTGGGTTCATTTAATCATGACTACTTTCTCGATGATTCTTCATATAGGCCTTCTATTGAAGAAATGGCTGACGATGTCAAAATGATGTATGGTTATGAAGATGATATTTCGTTCAATACAAGAGAGTTAATCCAGAATATAACCAGCTCATTTAATAAATGGATTTCTTCAATTAAGGTTAACGCAGCAAAAAAAACAATAACAATGCCCGTCAATTGTAAATTTATAAACTTTAATTACACGACTACTCTGCAAAAAGTATATGGGATACCTGATTCTGATATATTGCATATACACGGGAAAGCTTGGGGGAAAATTATTTTTGGGCATGGCCGCCCTATATGGAGCAAACAAATCAATGACGATGAGCCTTGGTTTGATATACCTCAAAAAGATGCTGAGTCAATCTATAATGTATTCCGTAAGCCTGTCTCCGATATTATCCAACAGCACCAAGCACAATTAAAAAGCTATGGGAATATCAAAAAAATCATAGTGATCGGGCACTCAATTAATGATATTGACAAACCATACTTTGAGTTTATTTTAAAAGAATATCCTCAAGCAAAATGGGAAAACTATAATTATGGTAATGAAATACAAAATACTCATGACAGGCTCATTAACTTAGGGATTCCTAAAGGAATGCTAGTGTCAGGATCTACTGCTGATCTTCTAAAAATCTACCCTCTGCCTTGATTTATTTTTAATTTTAGGATCTAAAGACACCAGGGGTAACAGGTATTATTACTCTCACTAATAGCGAATCCTCAACCTAATTAGATAAATAATTACAACTAAATGAAAGAGAATAATGAAAGAGCGCTTAAAGAAGCGGGGATTTCATTGATATAAGGAGATATAATGCAAGTTATAAATTATGAAGATCAAATCAAAGATTATGAAGCTGACACAGAACTACAAGATTTAATTAAATATTTTGCGGAGGTTATGAGTGATGACCATATCATACATGAGGGAACTTCTATTCGGCTCTATTCTCTATTGCAGGATTACTCTGGGTATTTAAAAAGAAAAATAGCGGAATACTCTGATGAAGCAGCAGAGCCAGATGATTTTATGGATCTTGCGAAATATGACTGTAGAGAGGGAAATTTCTACTACATGTTTGATACGCGTTATTTGACACCGCCGCAAGCAGAAAATAGAGTGAATGCTTATTTGGATAAAAAATTTGCTGATAATTAGAGTTACTATCAGATGGTATTCCGAAGTATCACGAAATTTAATTTGTTAAAATAATAGACAATTTAAAGCTTTGATAGTTTAATGATACTCAAAGGGCTCACACAAGCATATTTTAAATAAGGAATGTTTTATGAGTAAAAATAAAAAAGAAACTTCAAAGCAGATTGCATCTAACGCTGCTAAAACATTGTCTAACCCAAATGCATCTAAAATACAAAAATCTCTCGCGGGTTCGGCTCTTACTCAAAGCAACACAAATAAGCAAACAGGAAAAGCTATGGAAGCTAAAGCTTCAAGTGCTCTAAAAAACCCTAATTCTGCTGCAAAAACAAAACAGCTCGCGGGGTCTATTGTATCTCAATCTAACAAAAAGAGATAAATTTATTACATTTCAGACAAAAAAAAAGACCCCGAACTTAATCGGGGTTTTGTTTATACTTCACGGTCATTATGAGAAGCTTCATATTTTCTCATCTCATCAACGACAGCGTCTATTTCTTGCTGAGTTAAAGCTCTGTCATAAAATCTGACTTGAGAAATATTAGAGCTACCTTTCTGTAAAACTCTTCCGGAAGCTCCTATTTTAATTGATTCGCTATTTTTGACGACTTTATAACCGTCCACCACAAATCTTTCAGTTTCAAAGCCGCTTGTGACACATTTTAAAGTCGCGTAACCATCGCCAAAAACAGCACAATATAACCCCCAGTCAGTTACTTTATGCCCGTCTTTCCCTTTGTACTCAAGATTCCATAGGGTTTCCCTTACATCATTGCGATAACGTCTTCCGAAACTTAAAGCGGTGGGATCGCTAATGGTTTGGTATCCCATAGAGATCCCGCCCGCACTCTGGTTTTCATTTCCTAAAAATAAAGAGAGGTTCTCATAGTCACCTGTTGTATTGTTTAATCTACCGACAACGAACACAGAAAAAACATCTGGTTCCATCAACTCTGTTTCTAAAAAGGCATCAACAGGATTAAATACAGCTCCATCTTTATTGACAACTATACCTCCATTTTTTACCAGCTCTATTTCACTTTCAAGTGAAAAATTGTTAGAAACTTTTTGAATTGATGTGTCAAAAAAGCACATTAATTGCAACCCATCTTGGACAGATGAAAACGCTTTAGTTGCGTAGCTAGACGCATCAACATTTGAAGTAATTACAATACCCATAATATATTTCCTTTTTAATTAAAAACCCGATTTAAGTGAATATTCAAACATTACACATGCATTATGTAATAAAAAAATGTTACCAAGTGGAGATATAGCAGTATCAACAAGACCTGCTTCGTCTCGCAAATTTCCTCTTGCGCCAGAAATAGGGCCCGACGCTTTCCTGTCTCCCGGCTTTCCTCTTGCGTATGTGATTTTTGCGTCAAGTGGAATAACATCTTTTGTTTTTATTAAAACAGCGTTACGTCCAACGAGCTCAACTGATGCAATAAAATCATCCATAACCACATCATCTTTATCTCGAAAAATAAAACCCGCATTCTCATAGCTTTCACAAAGAGCGTTATCAATCACAAGCTTTCCTGTCGGCACATGAAATTCAATGACTACTTCCATATCTCGGACTTCAACAGAAACAGGCTCAAGCGGTCTGAATTTTCCGGATCTTGCTATCATTGTTTGAAATATAGCTCTACTGGTATATTCGCCCATCAGCCATGATGCTTCATTTGTGAGATGAAGATCATCCGATGCTGTTTGAAAAATATAAGCTGGCGCAGCTAATATGACATCATCATACATTCTTGACGCTCTCCATTGAGCGATTGCTATGCTCATTTCATCGCTGTCATATCGACGATGAGCCGCAACTTGATAAGTAAAAAGATAAGGAGAAAATTCTTGTCCTGTAATCTTTGCGATATTTTTTTTAAGAGGCTCCCACATTGATGATAACCATCTTTCAATGTATGAGTAGCTATCATTGTCATTAGAGTTGGCGCTGTAATCACTCTCACCTTGATACCAAATCATTGACCAAACTGAATACGATCTCCCCTCTTTATCAGCAATTGCTTTGCAGTCTTTAATTAAGTTTACTGTGTCAGAAAATCTTCTAGAAATACCGAATTCAGAAAGACTCTGAATGGTTTGCCCGCCTTGTCCTGTAGATGAGCCGAGAAAAACCCAATCACTTCCATAACCTCCCGCATCTATTCTTTGAGACAACCCATTTAAACAACCCGACGTCGGAGTTTCCCCTTCATTCCCAACATCTTGCTCAATCATAGGGACAAACTCTGATGCGTCGTAATCAACGTCTCTATAACGAGACTTCACCCCACTCTTAATCATAATGTTTTTAAATTCTTGGTTTACACTAATCGCTGGCATTGATCTCTGCCCTCTGCTTAACGATTGTCCATATGTCAAAATATGATTTATATCGCTTTTTTTATGTCGCCCAATTTGTAGATTTTTTTGAGATTCTCTTTCTACTATTTCATTATTATGATTTGTTATTCCAAATATTCCTCGATTGCCGATATAAAAAACGACAAACCCGTTTTGATCTTTTATTACAAGATCTGCATTAGCGGGCTCTATTTTTAATCCATATAAATTGGAATAGGAAGCACCAAAATGAAGAGGTATAAATCCATTAGAATCCGCAACAGATATACCGTCCCCACCTGACGAAACAACCGTTTCATTTAATAGTATTTTCCGAACACAAAAACCGCCATCTTCATATAGTGATGCAATAACATTCTTTGTAGATTCATTATCAACAAAAGCAAAAGCTAACTTGTTTGTTTTATTTTTTGAGATAATAGACTCGAGGTCTTTTACATCTTTATTTTGAGCAGGTTGAATATCTGAATATATCCATTTCTCGCCATCCCAAACATAATATCCATTTTTATTAGGATCGATATCGTTTGTCACTTGAGCCATTGCCCCATTCACAGCAGACTTCGGGAGCTCAGAATGATTAATGTAAGCAGGCATAGCCCCAACTTCTGCTCTATCTGCCGCCGCCTCTGCCCTTCTTGCCTCCTCTTGAGCTTTCTTTACATTAATATCAGCTTCTTTCTGCAAGTTTCTAATAGAGCGGACCTTAGTTCCATCTTTTGCTGTATATGTTGCATCCTCATCACCGTGAACAAAGATATTCGCTTTATTTACATCATCTTCAAGCTGATTTGTCGCTTTTAAAATTCTACTCATCTACTATTCTCCAAATTTTGATGGCATATCTTCATTAATTAATTCATGCAATGGATCAATAGCCACCTCAAAAACATCAGGATTTCTCTCAAAGAAGTCATGTTCTTTCATTAGGCTTAGTTCCATTACTTCCAGTTGCGCAGAGACCACATAAACCTTATTTTCTTCATTACTTACAGTGAATGGTTCATCTGGATTCATAAACCGCGCTCTCATGTTTTTTACTTCATCATCAAACAAAAGCGGAGTGAGAAAATATCCCCACCCCGCATCTGCTCCAACGATCTCAAAAACAAAAAACCGAAAGTCTTTCATATCAACTCTCGGTATTTTCCACTTAACACTTACTACTGTTTTTATTCTTTTGCTTCGCCGTCGATGCCTTGCTTCACCACTTTCCATCTGGGTTCTATAAAATACATTTTTTGGTGCATAAGAATATTCCATAAATGGTATAGGAAGCCTCTCTGGCCAAGCATAAAGAGCTCTCTTATTACTCATCAAGCACTCCTTTAATAGATCATATAATTAATAGCTGATTCACTTCGATCTCCAAAACTATCAATTGCATAGGCTTTGAATTCAACTTGTTTCTCTTTCGGTATCTCCTCAGGATCAATAATTACTTCAGATTCAAACTGTCTAGTGATTGTGGCTTCCTGTCCTTTTAATAGAGTGCCAGTCCAAATAACAATTCCATCTTGTTCAATGAAGTAACTTATTGCAGTATCAAGATCAATACCCATGATAGTGATATCTGCATAGACTGGATTATTACCTCTTTTATCAACTCGTAATCCCGGTCTAGTTTTACTTATTGCAGATTCATCTGCCGTGACCTCTCCAACCCACACGAACCACTCTCCCGCATGGGTACCAATAACTCTTGCACGAATAAATACTTGTCCACCAAATGGGAGCTTGCTAGTGAATAATGGCGTTTCCCCTTTATATAGGGCTTCCCACTCTGCAGCTACCCCTACACGAACCTCGAATTCATATTCCAAAGCTCCCCTAGCCTGATTACAAGACACTTCAAAAATGTTTCGTTGGATTGATTTCTTAACTCTGATCCATGTAACTGCTAATACTTCTTCGATGTCATCATGCGGGGGAACAATAATCGGCATTTCTAACTCATTCTCAGCATTGTGAGGATAATCATCATAGATAACACCACTTAGGGATACTTGATTGTTACTACCTGGAACAACGCCTGTAATAACAAGTTTTCTACCTATGCGCTCGGTGTTACCAAAGATATAATGAGTCGGTTCACACCAGCTACCATCGCTTAAATTAGGTTGACCTCTTTCATCTAAAGGCAAATCTGGAATAATACCGCTAGTTGCTGAACGTCTTTCAATAGCATAAGTTCCTAATACGCTACCATCTCTTGCTCTAAGACAAATAACATTATTCCCGCTCCACTCAAGCTCTTCACTGGTATGGATTACATTGCCACTAAAATGTTGAATTCGTCCCGTCGATCCCCACTCGGGATTATCATAAGAAACCAAAACTTCATTACCGTAACTGACAGCCATTCCTTCAAGCTCAGTACTCCAACTGAGAAACTCTCTCTGTACTCTATGCATCGCGGCTCTATGGATTCCTTCCCTCCAAGCTTGTTGTGGGCTAGTAATTGAGTGCATCGCAATTCTCATCGGTTTTAACATTTTACTATCAGGTAAAGCGCAGATCATATCCGCCGACTTCCAAGAAACAGGATCGGTATATTCAACGATTATATGATCAGCTTCCCCTGTTTTAGGGAAAACATACTGCGTTTGATAACTATCTTTTACAATATTTTCAGGAGTAAACATTTGTGTTGGCGCTATTCTCGGCTCATTTCTTACAAAATCAATGATACCCGCAACATAAATAGGCTTAGCTCTACCTACTTCTAAAACTCTTGTTAAAGCTTCCCAAACTGTCAGTTGTTCAGTGAAATACCCATCAAAAAAATCGGAGCGGCCATACCAGATGCGATCAAGTCTCTCAAGCTCTTTCAAGTTAATTCGACTATCCTTAAGCCCTCTTCCATACTCTTTGTTTCTCAAAATATCAGCTGCAGCCCAAGCAATTGATCTTGTGGGTTGCTTAACCCATTCAGTACCATTAAAAACAGGCAAAATACGAGTGGCAATAACATTTACACGTCTTGCAATGTTGTTGTTTAAATTATTACTTGATCTGATTTTTACAGCTAACATTGTCACATTTCCGTAATAATGTTTATTTGGCATATATGATCGTAATCCTACCCACTGAATTTCATCACTAATTCTTGTTGAGTTATTAGCTGCTGTAGCCCTACCAACACGGACTTCATATCGTCCTTTAGGTACTTTAAATGTATAACTCAACGGGATAGCATCAATAGTTCCAGCATGAATCCAGATTCCTGTATTAAAAAAATCTTTAGTTGCAGATCTAAAAGGCCTATAAATTATACTGGTGTTATTTTTAGGTATTTCCCGTGTCTCTTTGGTAAGGTTAAACCAGTCTCCCGCAGGTTGATTGCTATCATCAACAAGTCTAGCTTGTGCAATAAAACCCACACTTCTAGTAGTAGGATTCCCATTATCATCCATATAGGCTAGTCCACGAGGAAGGTAAATATCAATTCCTATAGTGTCAGTTTGAGCCCCAAGCGGAGTGGCAATGAACCCTCCCTTAAATTGAATGTTTGCAGTCAACTCCGAATATACTGTTGTTTTTTCATAAGTAGGCTCCCAATAATCACTTGATGGAGGCCTCCCTTTTTTATCATTTATCGCTTTAGATGTCGTTCTTTCCCGATAGCCAATAATATGTTCATTACCATTTTCAGAACCTTCGAGCTTCAAGCCTTGCACTTCTGGCGCTGTATAAACGTTATCAGGAAATAAATCTACTTTCTCATTTGGCCCATAAACTTTGTATTCAATATCGTCATAATTATCGAATGGGGTATTTTCAATATATAACTCTTCAATATCAGCCTCTCCTTGAGTTACGATAAATAATTGATACAGATAAACCCCATCACCAGACATTTCGTTATATGGTTGCGCCGCTAAATCAAGATAAATTCTTCTACGCCCATACAATGTTGCGATCGGCGCTCCTGCTTTTGCTTGATTTGACTGTGGACCAAGAAAATTAACTTGCTTAGCTTGTGCTCCATCATTACTAAAACCGCCTCCTAACTGAGGTACCGGCAATAGTGCATTCACCAGTAGTGATCCGCCTATCATGATCCCTGCCTGCATCGCAGCTGTTCCGAAAGCTCCAAACCCAGCAAGAGGCGGTACATAAATCGCTGCGACCATCACCGCAACCATTAAAACAAGTCGAAGAGGATTACTTCCTCCACCACCACCTTTTAAGTGAGGAGGTAATGCAACAAGAACCACTAAGTTATCAGTACCAACCAACTGATCCCAATCTTTCTCAAGTTTATAATCTCCATCTACAGAAACAACAAAGGCACTATTTCTAGTGCCTTTCTCATCTATTACCCCTTGCTTTTTTAACAGTTCTCTAATTGATGTCGGCTCTGTTAATTTATAAAAGTTAGGATTTAGAGCCGGTCTAAATGGGTCTTGCAACTCAACAATATTTTTATCCATTTTTGAACCTATAAAATTTTAAATTTGCATAAAGAGAAGCTCTTAACTCATGTTCTTTTTGCCAAAGGACGCCATTGCCTCGCTCACAATGAAGAACACCGCCACCTTCAAAATCCAACCATACTCCGCAGTGAGGATCATTTCCTGAACGCATTAATACCCCGCAACCATGAAATGGCCTATCAATAATTTCCCAATTACCAGACTTCATCTGTTCACTATAAAGTTCAGCAAGGGGATCTCCAAGGCTTGTTTTGAGAAGTTCTATACCAAAAAATCGCCGTTGCACATCTCTAAGCAATCCCCAGCAATTAAACTTATTATCCTCACCATTTGCATTGTCACCATATTTGTAGTTAGTGACGTAATAAACGATATCATTAGGTGTTATAAGAGAGTGTTGGAAATCTGTCATGTATATACCTCGTCAATGGAAATGCTGCATGAAATACATCTTCAACATTTGCTGTTAATTGAATTTGATAGTTATTTGCAGTAGCCTCTAAAACCTCCATTTCAATAGGAACTTTCATCTGTGGTCCCGCATCTAAAGAGCTATCAAGATATGGCCTGAAAACGACCTTTACAGGATCTTCCCTCTTTACTGCCTCACTAATATGATTCGTTATCTCACGACTAACATTGTCAAAAGTTAATTGAATCTCAGGAATTGTTCCCTCTTCAACTTTTGGTAAACTGAGCTCCCAAGGTGCTCCAATAAACTCAACCATTTCCCCAGGATTAGTGTCAGCCTCATCTTCTAGCTTCGCGACTATATTATCGTTACCTTGAACTAATCTAATCGGTACTTCAAAAGCCGGATGGTTTATCTCAATAGTGTAATAAATAATTTCGTGACCAGGTGCTGATGCAAAAGCCTCCTGCATCGCTTCTTCAAATGTTGCCATTTATTTCTCCCATAAAAAAAGCCCGCAAAGGCGAGCTGTTGATATTTACCTTACTTGTCTTCTAAGCCCCCAATTTGATTCCATAGCCCTAGAAAACTGCCCTCCACTCGACATATCTTTTTGTAAAGCATTAGTCACGCCGTTAATAATCACATCTAAAATAGGCATACCGTTTTCATCAGATCTTTGCCTTGTTTCGACTTCTGCTGGCGCATTATTTGTGATGTTTACAGTAATTGGAGCGCTAACTTTTGCCCCCAAATTACCCCTTACCTTTTCAAGTGTCGCATCAAGACGCGCAGAAGTATTCGCCGTAACAACTCGCTCGCCTTTTTCTAAGAGCCACGTTCCTGTCTCCGGGACTTTATCGATACCGCTATGCGCCATACCTTTTAAGCCAGTTGCTGCAATAATCCCGGCATTGGCCAAGCCGATACCTGTGATCATTTTTGATAATGCAATCCCTGCTGGTCCCGGCATAACAGCTAGAGCTTTTGCTCCGGCCTCTTGCGCTGAAATGATCGCATTTGCGAAAGCTGCTGCTTTATTCGCTAGGAACATCGCTTTATAGATTCCACTTGCTTCCATTCCTGCCGCTTCAAGCGCGGACAAAGATTCCGCGGATAGATTTTGACCGATATTAAGTAGCTCTTGACTCATTTCACCTTCATATTGCGCCCGGCGTTCTCGATACTGTCTTTCTATCTCTTCTTTTCGTGCAATTGACTCCGCAAGCGCACTCTCTTCTTCCCCGTATGCTTGTTGAATCTTCTGTAATTGCTCCTCTCTCCATTGATCGAGTTCTGAGATATTTTCATTGATACGCGCCAATTGCGCCGTCAATGTGCTTCCAGATCCGTCGAACCCCGGAAGATCGACGCTCATAGACTCATAAGCTGCACGACGAACTGCTAACATATCTTCTTCAGACGCGCCATATTGACGGAGAATGTCGAGGTTTTTGGCAAGCTCTTGCCCTCTCCTCTCTTCATCTGAGAGCGTTGAATTCATAATACGCTGATATTCTTTAGCGATATCAACACCTTTAGATTTCGATTTATTCGTTTTTAGGCTCGCTTTATGATTCTCTAACGCTAGATCTTTCTCAGCATACAAAGCTCTAAGCTCTTTACGTTGCTTTTCTGTGAAGTCTTTATACTTATCTGTATTGATTACCTCGTAATCAAATAATGCAACATTACTGCTTAAGCCAACTCTTCCAATCTCATCTTTAATTTTTGATCTCATCTTTTCAAAGCGATCAATAATATTGCTTGTACTTGTTGTTGCGCTGTTTGCCAAACTTGATAGATGACCATCTAATATTGCTATCGCTTCTGACGCTTTATTGATAGCGCCCGTTGTATCATCAATCTCGCCTTTTACATCTTGTTGCTTTCTCTCCCACTCTTGGAGCTTCTGGTAGATCGCTTCGTAGTGCTTTGTTGAGAGGTTCTCTGTCGCTAATCGAGTACTGAGAGTAACAATCGCATCATCCGCCCTTGATAACTCCTCTTCTAGTACTTTTAGCTCTTTTTCTAGCTCTCTAATATCGTCATTAAATGAGTTTTTGGAGCGTATTGCCTGGTTCTCAGTTAATGTTTTAATATTTTGAGAAAGGCCATATATTTTTGCATCAAGCTCCTCAATATTCGTCACCGCTTTGCTTGCAGAAGTTCCAAACATCATTAAGCTACTCGCTGCAATAGCGAGTATACCAACCGGACCTCCCAATGCATTCATCGCCAAAGATGCAGTTCTTGCGGCTGCCCCCATAGCAGTTAATCCAACCGCTGCGCTTTTAGAGATGCCGGCCATTGACGCCAATGTTGCTTGATATCTTAATGCTTCTCTTGTTGATGCGACAAAAGAGGCAGCGGAAGCATAAAGAGATGCAACAAGCCTGCCAAGCAAGACAAGCGCTAATGCTTTTGCGGAAGTTACTGCAATATCAAAGCCCTTTTTAATACCGTTCAGAGCGTTTTGAATATCATCAGCAGAGATACTGTTGATAAACTTCTCAAGCGGAGGAAGCAGGTCTTCTAAGATACTGAATGAAATATTACTAAATGCCTGCTTTATATTGCCCATTTGAGTTAAAACCGAGTCGGCAGATTGCGCTAATTCAGTTGAGTAGACGTACCCCAGCTTCTCTGCGTTTTCTCTTGCTCTATCGATCTCTTCTGATTGCATCATAAAGAGAGGGACAAGCTGTCTTGCTGAATCGCCGGCAAGGTCTTGCGCAGCAGTTAATCGCTCTGCTTGCGTCTCTAACTGCTTCATAGATTCGCCGATCGCTTTTATTCGTTCGTGAAGCGGTAAATCTAAGAGCGCTTTAGCACTTAAACCAAGGCGATCAAGTGTTGCAATGGCGGGCCCTCCCCCGTTCTTTGCTGCTCCTAATCGTCTTGTGAGCCTCATCATAGAAGCATCAAAAGACTCAACGCTGACTCCTGTTTGCTCCGCAACAAATCTCATTGCTGTAAGGTCTTCCACTGCAACATCGATCCTGCTAGCAAAAATAGCTGTGCTTGCAGCTGCTTGCGCCGCGCCTTGAATCCAGCCCGTGAATGCATTTGCAGATAAACCGACGCCTAAAACCGCGGCAAACTTCTTGATATTGCTTCCTACTGTACTCAGCTTGTCATCAATACTTTGAATGCTTTTCTGTATTTCGCGAGAGTTTCTATCTGCATTTCTAGATGCCTCATTCAAACCGCTCGTAAATCGCCCGACTTCTGCTACGAGATCAAGCGTTAATGATCCTAAACTACTCATTTGCTGTACCTATCTTATTGAAGAAATTCTTGATTTTTTCAGCCTGACTTTTCGGTCTTGCTTGGCTCTCTCGCTCATTCGACATCTCATACGGCATATAATTTGAAAGGGGAACTTTCTCTTTGCTGTTAGCGCTTACCCATAATGCAGTGAAGAGACCAACAACCTGCTCGATTTTACGAGAAACATTAATCGTTCCTCTTTTTCTAAGATAGTTGAGCCACATTAGCCCCTCATCGTTAGAGATATTTCTCTTTGCTTCTTCTACTGTTTTTCCGCCGATTCCGTTGATAACGAGTTCACACCAGAATTCATCTTCATGAGTAAGTCCCCGTAAATCTTTCCCAAATTATTCTCCTCCACAATCACCTCATGTAGAGCGATTACAACATCTGCCGGCACCACTTTTACATCATTACCTAGCAATTGCGCTTCTGTAAAAATTGGACTGCCTTCTTTATCGACATAGCAGTGGGCAACACGCTTTGCTATTAACTCATTGCCACCGATCGCTTTCCCTTTCTCATCTTTCGCATCAAAAACAAGAGAAAAAGGAAGCTTTCTTAAATAAACATCAACACTTGCACTGGAGCCACCTTCGCCAATCGGCAGTTCAATTGTTTTTTGTTGTGCATCACTTACCAAGACATCTGCTAAATTCATTTAATAAACTCCAAAAAGAAGCCCCTTTTCGGGGCTAAAATTAATCTTCATATGATGAGAAATTTTTTGTTTCAGCTCCATCATCTGGCCAAACAAATCCACCTTCACCAGAAACCTGAATATTGATGTTAACCGCTACAGCAGAATCATCATTAATGACCGGAGGAAACGACTTTACAGAACCATCAAAAACAAACCATGTCCGACCTTTTGGCAGATCGAAATCATCACCTTCTAGCGTTGCGTCTTGACCAAAGCCATCATCTAGCCCGATCGCAAATTTAACTTTCTGATCCGTTTTATAAAAATGCTCTAAGTTTCGATGCCCTTTATTGCCTTTTCGTAAATAAATGCTAAAAGAGGCAGTTCCGGGATCTAAAAGTCCGTTCATCGATCTTTTCGCTTTATCTTCTAGCGTTGTGATAGGAATTTCATTTTTAGTTGCTTCTCCCGGCGTTAATCCGTGAACGCCATCAACTTTAAAGACAATCTTTTGCCCCTCGCTATCTTCTCCAAGCGCATAAAGTTGCGTCCCTTGTGTCCAAATTTCTTCGTGCTTACTCATATCTATTTCCTTTTAAAACACTCATATCAATCGTGCGACGATACATCTTTGTATCAACATCAAAAAAAGGGCCATTCCTCGCCAAAACAAGCCCTTTCCCATTCATCTCTTTCTCTAAATTGTCGCTTATAACAAATGCCACCTCCTCTTGTTGCGCGTAAATATCAAACTGCAACCTTACTTTCGATGTTTCGCTACGATAATCTATTGTCTGAAGTGGAACATCGCTAATAATCTGCCACGTTATGTAATTAGCCCCTCTTTTTGTTTGTGCTGTTCCTGCACTATGAAACGGCACGCCCATTTTTTTTGATACTTCATAGATCAAATGATTCATTTTATTACTCGCATAAAAAAAGCTCGCCGGAGCGAACTTTGAAATAAATCTCTTACATACTATTGGAAGAAACTCTGGATCTGCAAAATATTCTCTAATAGCTTTTTCTGCTTATTTGATATTTTTCTGTCGTTATAATAGTTCTTTCCGTAAAACCTAACAACGGTATTTTCACTTGAAACTATATCCTTAATCGTCTGAATCTCTTGATCAGTGGCATTGATATCAGCCCATTCCCAGATAATGCCTCCTGAGTTATCCCTCTTAAAATGTAAGTTATCAAACGTTCTTTTTTTATCATCGGTTTTTATAAGAACCTTTTCTACAAATAACCAATTATCTGCAACATAGTAAACCTTAAACCTCATCCAAGACCTCCCATCTTGAATTCCGATATAAGGCTGGATTGGTAATCTTTCTCTCATTCTAGTACCCATAGGCTCTTTTATGGATAAGAAAAATCTATCTTCAACATCATCATGAGTTATATCTATATCATCAATGATACTCATTAGCGTAATTTCATGCTCTTTAGGGATCTGCTCTAATAATGATCTTAATGCCAGAAACTCATCCCCCCACAACTCATCACCTGTTGATAAATGATATTTATAACCAATACCGTCAGTATCGAGAACCACTTTATCAACAATAATTGAGCTACCTTCAATTACAGGCTTACCTGCTTCTTGCAATCTTTTTTCATGTGAAGATAAAGTAACAAGCCCCCCTCTATCATTAAAAAAATCATCGCTCTTGTTGTGGAAATATAAAATACTATTATCTTTCATTTTGATTATATATATTTTTTTCCCAAACTCTTCTCCAACAGGTGTTGGATTCAGTTTTCCACCCATGCCATTATATCTTTTTGGGTCAGGTTTATCGCTGGGGCAAAGTGCTGTCTTCTTTTTACAAAAATCCATCATAGATATACTTTTAACAATAATATCTATCTCATTATCAGTTGCTTGAGCAATAGGAAGTCCAAAAACCATAAACAATAAAAAAGTTAATTTCCTCATTAATTTTATCCTTAGAGCTAAATAACCATTAATAGTTTAGTATAGGTCATTAAAATAATCCTAACTGATAGCATCTAAGAAAGAACTTTATCAAGTTGCTTTTTATAAGCCTCTACAAACTTATCAATAGCCTCTTTTTGTTTTGTATCGATCGCTGGCCTCATAAAAGGTTTTGCCGGCATCTTCGCCGTTCCAAATTCCAGAAAGCGCCAATAGAACGTATCACCACCCCTTCCTTTCTTTTTAGAATCTTTTTTAGCACCACCTAGTATGCCGACTTTGAACGCCGGATTACCTGTTTTTCGGAACGTTTTGCGATCCCACCTCACAACCACATTATCTGCAATGCGTTCTGGAGTATTGGGATCATCTAGCCTTTCCGCCCGTTCTTTCGCTTCTTTACGAATCACATTCGCTGCACTTCTCAATGCAGAGCGACCGCCTTTATTGATCATGTCATCGCTAACGCTTTTGAGCTTCTCTTTCAGCTCTTTTATTCCTGTTATGCGGGTTTTAATTATTCTACTCACACCTAGGACTTCTCAGCATCTGATAATAATGTTTGAAAAATACTACCAACAACCGGGGAACTAATCATGTCAGATAAAACCCCCTCTAATGATTTCTTATCAAAAACTTCACGCTCTAGACCATCATAAAATATTTTACAGGGGTACCCCTGATCAGACTTCCACTCAGCTATTACTCTTGTCGTATACCTATTACCATTCACTATTGAACTAGCCAATATAGCATCGCTTTGACTTAGGCTAACTTGTTCTTCTGACTCCAGTCCCATAATTTTATTGACAAATAATTGGTTTTTTTTAGAGAAATTTATCTGGTCTCTAATAATAGAATCTATTGAAGAGTTAGTGCTACATCTATCTTTTGTTTGGCTTTTTTTATTGCCTAAGTAAACTTCTATATTACCGTCAGTCACCTTAGATATTTGATCTTTTAAGGTTTTAAACAACTGAATAATTTCAGCTTTTTCCCTTTCTGCTCTCTTAGCATTAGCAATCCCCTTCTTAAAGGACTCTGTAAAATCTACCATCTAATTCACCTTTCTAATTATGCCCAAAATAGGAAAATGGTCCAGCTTAGACTCATTGTCTGTTATTAATGAGAACAATTCAGGGAATGCCATTATTCTATCCAAGAAATCAACTACCTCCCATTCTTTCCCATCAACAAATGCATGTGAATACATTATTTGATCAAGTGTATACCATCGGGTAATATCCCCCTTTTTAAAATAGTAACTGCCAATATGTTGCTGATTTTCTTTCAGAGATAAATCTCCCCAAAAAGGGTTGTAAAATAAATCTGGCTTTTTTTTAACTAAAAACTTATCTCTTGTAGATTTTAAATTCTCAGATAAATGAACACTAAAAGGCTCCTCATTATAGTCCCCTAAAAGTATTATAAAAGGCTCCCCTAATTCATCTGCTCTATATTTTTCTATAATGTCGCTCTCAATACTAAATCTCAATCTAGCTGACATCTCATTTCGCTTTTGAATATCTGTACCATATATTCGTGCCGGCCAATGGGAAAAAATAGTATGAAATATCTCTTTAGAATTCTTCTCAAAAAATTTTACACGCACACCTAACTTATAAGATTTATTATTAACGATCTTATCAATTTTTATCGGTTGACCTAGTATTTCTAATGTAGCGTTTTTATATATCACGCAAAAATCAAAATGAGTTTTCCCAACCTTATCAAAAATAGACCTTATCTTGTAACCCCTTAAGTTACATTCTACTCTAATCTCTTTAACGTCTTCTTCAGATATTTCAGTTAAAACAATGCAATCAACATCACTAGATGTGAACTTATTAATTGTATCAAATATGACTTTTCTCGACTCATCTTCAAGGTTTCGTTTTTTGCCAAAAGATAAGCTAGTATTCCACCAAATAAATGAAATTAATTGTTCTTCCAAATACACTTTAGATTCTCATAACATTACTTATAAATTACATATTAATCCATGCTAGACATTAAAACTATTTATTTACCCCAAATTTGGGGGCAGTGGGAATATCAGAGATTGATGTGATTATCTTTTCAATATTCCTGATAACGTGATGATGCCTCTTATTAAAGGCTTTAACTACAAGAAAACTATCCGTCACCACTTCTTTTCCATTGATGAATACAAAATCTAACTCTACTATTTCATTTGCCTTATTTGCTACATTTTCATTTGTAATGTCTCCGTGTTTTAATTAATAAAAACCCCCTAACCAGATTTACCCTGGAAAGGGGTTATTTTTTGCGAGTAGCTATCTCACAAACAGTATTTGATAGCGTCTAAAGCTTTGCACTATCTATGTTTTGAACTTGCAAGGAATCCTTGCAAGTTTGATTTTGGACAATAAAAAAGCCCGCATTTGCGAGCTATCTTTCTTTAAAATATTAAATATCTTATTTTGAAGCGTTTTCTTCTTCTAATATTCTGTCAAAAATACTCTGACTCAAATCTTGTATTTTAATAAAATTATATATGAAATAAATTATAGAATACACCATTACAAACAGTGAAAATATTGTCAGTATATCCTTCAAATCGAGAGTCAAATTAAACCTATCATAATGATAAAAAACATCATCTGAAAGGAGATTCACAAGTATAAAACTAAATGATGATACAGAAAAGAAACTAATGAAGGAATTTCTTACCAAATTAATATTTTTTCTAATAGTTGCTATGTAATCCCATCTCCTAATCCCCTGTAGGTTAAAGTTGCTAACAATCCCAAGCCCTATCGAAAACATAATCCCATTAATGGTAAATATTGTAGACAGCAAAGCACCTTCCCCTATCTTAATAAAAAAAGATAGGGGTATTGATATAATCAATGCTATCAATAAAACATACCAAAACTTTCTATTCATCTCTTATTTAGATTGATTTAATTCATTTAAGAATTTACTCATCTCCTGTTGCAGTCCCATTTCAACTATTTTACCTGAAGATGTATGTGCCACCTTAACTACTTTAGTTTTAGGAATTTCTTCACCTCTTATTAGTCTACCCTTCTTTGGCTTAATCGTCATGCCCTCTAAATCAGCAACAGGCTTAATCATGGCGCCCATTACTTTCTCATATTCTTCCTTACTCATATCTTTCGGCTTACTCCACTTAACTATTAAGTTAGCCTCTATGATTCTTTCTAAGTCAATATCAGATAAATCTTGGGTATCGCCAAAAAGATCGTCGATAATACTTGCAGCCATATTCTTGAGGTTAAAACTCCTAGTTTGGGATGATTGTGTTTTCACTACCTCTCCCTCAAAAGAAGAATCTATATAGCCATCGCTAAACGTAATATTACTAATATCCTGCATTGGAATATCATCTGGGATATTTACCATTGGAGTCAATATCAAAAGATCATTGCCGAGTAACCAAGATAGATATGTCTGTAGATCTTTTATCGTTTTATTTCCCCTGAGGTTTGTTACTAAATAATGTCCACAGGTAGAAAAATAAAAGCTCTCCTTGCACAGATTGGGCAAATTATGCGACTCTTGCAACTCCTCAACCTCATCCATAGAAAATTTCTTTTGCTCAAGTAATTCATCCGGAATATGCTGCGCATCCTCCCCTGGAACTATCCTTAACATTGTACAAAAAAAACTCTTAGGAATTATCACTTCATGGTAGTCTGAGATTAAATCCTTCTCATTATTGGGATCCGTTGGATTCAAGATCATGCATCGGTCAGAGGAAGATTCAAAGCCACCTAGCTTAACTTTTAAATCATCAAAAATATTTACTGCATTACTGACCTTCGTATCTCCAATACTAATCCTGAAAGCACGCAAAATTATATCTTTAGTTTTTGAGCTCATTTCTAATCCTGTTATTAATAGTTTTAAATTACCTATTATTATAGGTAAATACCTAAATTATTCATTATTTACTCTTATGAGCTTAAAAATCGGTAACACCCCGAGTCACAAAGACCGTCATCCACTGTAATCCACTTTCATTGTCCGGCATCACGCCCTCGATCTCGTAAAGCTCATCTCTAAACTTAATACGCATCTTTGCATTAATGCTCTTGTCGTATCTCACTTGTATTCGAGCCTTCACTTCTGATAATTCAGCACCACTGGCTACAATCTCTTTTGTGCTTAGAAATGTGACCTTTGCTGCCACATTCTCACGATATACTTTCCAGACCTCTTCCCGATATGGACCATCAATAACTTCTGGGGCTTCGATAGTAATACGATGCCGTAGATCTCCTGCTTTTAATCCGCTCATATTCCCTCCTACTGTACCGTTGGTTCACGAAGGGGATAAAGAATTGCCGTTACAAAATTGGGGAGCATACCGTGGGAATAATCTTGGTTTTCATCGTTATCACGATCTTTATACATCTTCGCCACATAAGCTAGAACGGCATATTTAGCCTCTATCGGGGCATTCTCTAGTGTTAGATCGTCTCGCTTAATATAATTGGCTACTGCACTGCTTGCTGCTTTGATATAGAGGGTAATCAACTCATCATCAAAATCATGATCGACATAGCATTGATGCTTCGCTTCCTCTAATGTTATTAACATCATGATCCGATTCCTCTTCTAATCCCTGCTAAATACTCTTTCTCAGAGCCTTTGAAGCCATTTTTTACGGCTAAATCATAAGCACTCATGCCGGGAAGTCCTTTATCTCCTTGGCGTCCATGTTTGACGGCTAATTGCCAATAACCTTTTTCTGCTGAAATGGGGCGTTCACTAGTTGCTTTAAGGCATGTCCAAAGACTTCCATTATCAGTGACAGTATCCCCAATTTGATAGTTTTGAGCGTCTTTATAAACGCCTTTGTATATCATCGCAGGAATAGAAAACTCATAAGATTTCGTATTTCCTTCCGCTACAAATTTGAGTGAAACCGTGCGCTCGCCATCGAATTCGACTTTAAGATCATCAAAACCGACTCCATCTTTCCCGTCACGACCATCCTTACCATTTTGTCCGTCTTTGCCATCTTTTCCAAACTGCTTTTGAGCGAATTCAAGCTGAGTTCCTTTAAAGCCATGATCTACTGCAATTTCATATGCTGATTTTCCGGGAACACCATCAGCACCATTTAATCCATCTTTACCATCTTGGCCATCTTTTCCATCCTTCCCAAACTGCTTTTGAGCAAACTCAAGCTCAGTTCCTTTAAAACCATATTTAACGGCAATGTCGTAAGCAGATGCTCCATCCTTGCCGTTTTGACCATCTTGCCCATCCTTACCATCACGCCCATCTTTTCCATCTTTAAGATTGGCCAACTTGATTTTATAGGGCTCAAACATCAGCTCTAGCATCTCTTTCGCAATTTGCTGATCGAAATCTTTTCCATCTTTACCGTTCTGGCCATCCTTGCCATTTTGGCCATCTTTCCCTGGCTTACCATCAATGCCATTAATAGCCTTCGTAGGAAGCGATGCTAACGTCTTTCGTAACTGAACATTTTCATTTTCTAATGATTTAACTTTTAACTCTAAGGATTCCAGTCGTTCATTAATAAAAGATTTAATAGTTTCTAAAAGCTGATTTCTTAACTCATCCATTCAATTTAAACCCCTCTATAAGCCCTTCTATTAATGCTTTTTCTATATCTTCTATCTCATCTGATTTAGGACTCTTCTCACTTTTAGAGAAAGGATCATCCTTTGCATCTCTTTTTGAGAGCGCTTCCAATGAGTAGTTTTGTTGCTGTAGATAAGGTGTGCTACCTCCCGTTACAGGATCTAATCCCTCCTCAGCACGAACCTCATTAATCGTTTTAAATGCAGCTTTTAATGCTTCGCTATGGGATTTATAGCGATTTAAAGTATCCATTCTTAATAAATTAGTGGTATCCAAATCAATTGACTCAGTCACACCATCTAAATTATGAGAATCATCAAGAACTGCTTCCATTGATTCAATGTGAAAATGTAGTGTTTTCTGTAGATACTCTAAATAGATTCCTTCAACGGTCTCTTGCGGTCTCTTATCTGATATTCCCGCAAGATAAGGGTTCACTTTAAATAATGCACAAACAACTTCTGCAGTTAACTTCAGTTGTTCAATAAGCTGAGAATCAAGAGCAGTCATCGCCATCGGCTCAAACTTCAACCCATCTCCCAAAACAGCAACTTTACCTGCGCCATTACCTGAGTAATTGCTTTCCCAATGTTTTTTCATCCTTTTGGCCGTATCATCGCTAATGCTTCCGGGGGCTGTTAACAATCCACTCGGAACGGCTTTATTTCCAAAGAATGTTGAACTGTTTTCTTGAATCTTTAACCCTTGATCCACTGATGCTTTTGCTGCATAGAGCGGAGAGATACCAACTAGAGGATGAAATAAACAGTTAAATCGATCATGAATAATCTCGCTCGCCGGCACCATTACCTCATCTATGCCTGCAAGCTTATCTTTCGCTAATTTATAGTAAACAGAACCACTATCAGATACGTAAGGCGTCACTGACTTCGGATCAAGAATATGATATCCGATGGTTTTTCCAGATCTATTTTTAACAATTAGAACATAGGTATTTCCATACATTAACTTTGAAAACATCCATGCTTCTTTAAACTGGATATGGTTTTGATAATAGTTAGGCTTTCTCAATGCTGTTAAATGAGGACTTTCAACACGTTGAAGAACATTACTACTATTTCGTTTTACAAATATAAAAGGTAACTTTGCAATATCTTGAGATATTAATGACAAACAAGAAAAAACGGCATAATGAGTTAAGAGTTCCTCGTTTTTTAATTCTCGGCCCTGTCGCAAACCACCAGAGAATAGATCACCGATAATCATCGGTCGCCAATTACCATCCCCGGCAGATTTAAGTTCCTTTTTTCTATTTCGTTTAAAAAAACTAAACATTCTCACCCCATTAAAAAAGCCCCTTTCGGGGCTATTTGTTATCCTTGATCTTTATCAGCAAGATACTTCTCAACATCCGGCTTCGTAATACTTCCCCCAGAACCTGTACCTGTGATTTCATTAAGGTCAACGCCATTCTCTCGCGCAAAATCTCGCGCTGCCTGAGTTGCATTAATGCCATCATCGGTTGGCGTATTAAATTCTGGGTTATCTACTTTCCCGGCTCACCATCATCGAAGGTCCAGTTCACTTCTTTGATATAGGAGACACTACCACTACGCGCCAATGACCAGTTGATATATTGATCCGTCTTGATAGCGACCATATCATTCTGGAACATGCTGACAGACTCTGCTCCAGAGTCATTTTCAGGATCTGAACTCATTTTGATATTCGCTTCCTGGCTATACTTCACACTAATATCATCATCTTTCGCAATTAAGATACTGGCTGCATCAGCAAGAATAAGCATCTTTCCAATATTGCTACTCACAATAACCGGTTTCCCTAAGAAGAAACCACCTCCTGGTGTCATTCCAGGGAATGCAGGAGCACCTGATTGTGTTGTCATGAGTGACAGAGTTAATGCCGTAGATGAACCCATCAACCACACTAATCTATCAGTAGGAATATTAGCTTTAATAAATGGCGCATGCATTGCTACCGCATCACGCTTAATTGCTGCAGAGTTATTCCCAACGCTTTCAATTGCAACGCCCTTATTTGTAATTGATGCTGGAGATAGGCGCGCTGATTCTGTCTTTGTCGGATCAATAAAATCTTTATCAATTCGACTTGAGATTGCAGCAATCAAAGTATCTCTTACCAAAATATCCGCTGCAGGAGAACTATCTAAAATCATCTCTTCAGTTAATACTGAAATCGCAGATAATTTCATGCGATCAAGCTTCGTATTAAAGAATCCTGCCGTGGTTACAGATGCGGCCTTTCCTTCCCCCACCCATGTAGCAGAGCCTCCAAGACTTTGCCCTGGCACTAAGACATTGAATGGGATCTCGCGCAAACTAGGAATCCCATTCGTTCCAAATTTACCAAGAATCGTTTCAGGCAATAGAAGCTCAATGAACTCTTTAGATGCTTCTTTCCCTTCTGTTAAAGCCCCTGCCCATTCTGTATTTTGCGTTGTTGCCGGAGCAACAGCTGCTTTTACAAGATTAAGGAGGCGATTGTCATTTGTTTTCTTCGCATCATTTTCTGCAAAGATAATAGCATCTGAGGCTGATCCTTTTGCTCGCGCGAGTGTTTTAACTAAACGCGCAAACATTACGCCTTTCTCTAACTCTGGTGTTATAACACGAACACTGGTTTGCCCTTGACGTGAATTATGTCCTGATTTTTCAGTATTCCCTTCAACAGGAGTAGCTGTATCTTTATCTTCAGTACTTGCTGCACGATAATATCGTAGATCTACATCTAGGCTTTTGATGGTGTCATCTAACTCTTGTAGCTCTGCAACATCTTGCTCTGAAAGAGACATTCCTTCATCAGCAGATTTTTGCAAAATAGCTGCTTTTTCATCTTGAGCTTTTTTCTTGGCAGCTTCGAGCCCTTTAATGTGTTTTGTAAACATATCATTATTTCCTTTTAATAAATTTTAATAACTTTTTTCTTCTTGGTCGAAGCGCCGACCGATTTGCGAGTAGGATCAATTTTGATAGGTAACGCCCTTTGCTGTAGATCCAGTCTCTTAATCTCAGTGATAATTGCGTCTGAGTTAGCAGGTATCGTCACTAGTGATAACTCATAACATTCCCATTCTTGAATATGCATGCCGTAAGTTTCATCGATCCATGCATATTTCAATGTTCTAAAACCAATAGATAAACAGCGAACCAGTCCATATTTGATAGAGTGAATCGCTTCATCCACCCGCTTCTTCAGTTCACCATCTTCCTTTATATAGGGGATTTTAGCGGTAAACTTTACCCCCTCATCTGTAGCCTCTTCAAAGTAAACGTGGCCTACAGGTTCAGCATGTCGATGTTGCCAAAGCAGAGGAACTGGGTTTTCAAATTCAATGCCTTTCGGCTCAACAACATCACCATGACGATCTGTTTTGGGTGTTGTCGCTATTCCTGAGAAAATAAAGAAGTCATCTTTATCCTCAAAATTTTTAACAGATACGACCGAATAAGCTCTATTATTCTTATTCAACATATCTTTCGGATCTTTGTTCATTATTTCCTTCCTTATATAAAGAATAATTCTGGCTCTTTCTTGACTTCTTCAGGCTCTTTTAAAGATGCCCCAATTGCCATACCAAAAGCCTGAATTCCATCGATTCTCCCTGTTGCTTTTCGTTTTTCTAACTTAATATTTCCTGCAGCATCCTCTACCGATACCGCATTAAATGAGCACATATTTAAAACAGGATTATCTCCATGATTAATTTTGTGGTTTAGGATGTACTCGGTCATTTTTTTTAAAGCGGGGTCCATGTCCTTGAACCCCTGCCCATATTCAATAAAGCACTCATCAATTTCTGCTTCAGTAATGCCGGCTTCCATCAATGCTCGTTTAAAGAATACAAATCGCCATCTATCAAAACCTATCTTTAAATCACTAAACCAAAGCCCATGATCTTCTAGGATTTCAATCAACTGATAGGCAACAAAGTCATAATCCACCGTTGCTCCCGGCGTTGTCATAATGAAACCTTCATCACGCCAAAAAAGGTAAGGTGCCCTATCGGTCTTATCTCGCTCTTCAATCTTGTGATTAGGCATCCAAAAATAGGGATAAACCTCTACTTCTTCACCAATTCCAATCAGTACAAAAGATGTCAGGTCTGTATTTTGGGATAAGTCGAATCCCCCAAATATCCTCATCTTTTCTTTATCAAGAACAGCGGGCTTTGCATTGCACAGCTTCCATTCATCAGCTTGTATAAATGCATCATTCGATACAATCCTTTGATTAAGTTGATATCTCCGAAAGGTATTGGCCAATCTTGGAGAGCGGGAGGCTTTATCTGCTTCTGCTCTCAAATAATTGATATCTTTAAACTCACCCAACGCTGGATTTGCATAGAGCCATTGCTCTTCATCGAGTAGATCACAATCTTTCTCAGCCTCATATAAGTGACAAACCTTGTCTACCGGCTGATGCTCTATCGCATCATCAATATCGAGAGAGAAATAATCATGATCTGTTTCAGACTGAGTACTAATTGTGATTCGCAGAGGATCATCATAAGCACCTCCTGCAGTCGTAATCGCTTCAATGAACTCTGAAGTATTTCCCTTTATCTGTCCTGCTTCATCAATAATTGTTAAAACAGGGTTATTACCATGTGCCGTCTTTCCCTCCGCGCTGATTGCTTTATATTCAGCATTCACAGGAAGTCCGAGTAGTGATTTTTGTGAAGGTGTCGCCCTCACCAAAGAACGAAGATCATCAGATAATTCAGCGCAGTTAGCTGCTGCACGATAGACTTCGGAAGCTTGCTCCCTACTCATGGCACCAGAGATCACGCGTGAATTGATTTTCGCCTCTGGTCCTACAATATGACCAAGCATTAAAAAAGCGATTAGCCCGGTTTTCCCGTTCTTTCGGGCTATGGATAAAATCGCTTCAGTTGTTTGATATGGATTATCGTAAACAGCATAGATAAAAGCTTCTTGAAAGAGCGATAACTTTGCCGGCTGACCTGCTAATTTCCCCTCTGGAATTACGCAATGATTCTCTATAAAAGCGCACATTCGCTCGGCTCTTGTCAGCTGATGAAACTCCAACTCTCGCCAATTTCTTACTTTGGGAACAGGACCACTCTTGATTGCTCTGAGGATATGCTCTGGCAACTCAATATAACGTGGTTCAATCATTCAGTGGCAATCCTCCTGCAAGTAGAGGAGATCCTCCCGTCATCACATTTCGAGCATCTCTTACGCTTCTATTTTTTCCTCGCGCATCTTTGGCTCTGCCTCCTGTCGCTTCGGCATGTACATGAATAATGCGTGATAATCGAATAGATAAATCTACCTCTTTTATTTTTGCATCAATCTTTGGATTTGGAATTGTCGTATTCGTTCCTTCTTTTTTTACTAAAACTCCTTCCGCTTTAATCTCTTCTGTTAACTTCTGAATTGTAGCTTGAGAGATTGCAAGATTAGCTGCTTGAATTAAATCAAACTCAGTCCACGTTTCGTATGCTTTCGAGTTCATAATCGCTCGCCAAAAGTGCATATCAAAATCTGATAGTTTTATAAAATCTGGCGGGCTATGAATTTTGTTAGCTTGCTCAAATGCATTGATAGCACCGGTAGCAGTATCAATTTTACTCATAAAAAACCCTTGACAAATACAAACAAATAAAGCACACATGCGCGCGCACGCGTGAGGCAAAATGTCCAAAGCAATAAAGAAAAGGTAGGGGGGCGGTAAACAGAAGAGCATTCGCAAAAATAGAATCACTCCCCCCCGGGTACCTGAATCGGATAACCATCCGCACCAAATCTTATCTTGGCATTACCGCCGGATTCTTCTCGAGCTTTATCGCTGTCATGACACTGCTTACACAGCGATTGCAGGTTATTTTCATCCCAAAACAATGCAGGATTGCCCTTATGCGGAATAATATGATCCGCAACCGTCGCTTTAACTATCCGCCCTTCTCTCTTCTTGCAATAAAGACAGTAAGGTTTTCTCTGCAATAATCGCTTGCGCATCTCACGCCATCTTCTTGTCGAATACCAAGCGCGCCACCATCTTCCTACTTGACATTGCATTCAATCTTCCCCACAGATGCAACTTTAATATCCAAAATCTTATATGGCTTAGTCTCAACATCATTCGATACTGATACCGCTTTTAGATTATGTACAACCTTTTTCGTGATCTTATCGCGAACAAGAAGAACGCCCTGATCATCAAAAAATGGTTCTAACTCTATATAACTACTCATGCACAATACCCCTTGATGCTTTGCGTAAATCTAATCGAACCGCGCTCGTTGCTTCTTGCGCGTGATCAAAGTACACACTAATCACACCGATCATATTCCCACTGGTTGGTGGTACCGGAACAGAGCATACATGAGTAATACCATCGGTCTCACTGATCCGGCGTTCTATTTCGGAATGAGCAGTGAACTCACTGCAGGTAACATGGCCTTCTAATAGATATGTCATCTCCAATCGATTGCGTTCACTAGCATAAAGTGGTGCAGATTTACCTATCCATGATTCAGTAGTATGCTCTCCACCTTCTGAGTCGTAAGCAAACATCACTGTCTTAGCTGCTTGATTACCGCTGATGTCTGTTGCCCATACAACTACACTCTTCGCACCTAAGCTTTCAACAAGACGTTCAGACTCTTGCAAAAATTGTTCAGGACAAAACTGGGACTGCAAATTACGCATATCAATAAGTCTAGCAACTGATGTTTGCACTGGATTGCTTGTTGCAACCAATGTCACTGCACCAGTCACAACTAAGATCCACGTCGTGATAATCGCGCCCTTCCATGTCTTTGGGAATTTCTCTATTAAGCTTGCAAGTTTTACCATTACAATCCCTCGCAATACTTAACGTAACGTGAATTATGAGAGACTACATCTTCCTTAGTTGCTTTACTCAAGACATCATCTCGATCAACCAACACCTTCTTCCAACCTGCACAATTAATAGCACGGTAATCAATCTCGGTATGAACCAGTTTGCTCGAGCATGCTGTCAATATCAGACTCAGAAGCGCTACTGATGCTACTTGTAGCATTCTTTGTTTCTGTTTCTTGCTCAGCAATAAATTGTTGTTGCTCTGCTTTTGATTTATGTTGTTTGATTTCGTCATCTTTCTTCTCAAGCTCTCGATTCTTCTGCCGAATTAAGAGCATTAAAAAAGCGCCTATAGCGCTCATAACTGTTACTAATACTGATAAGACCTTATTCATGATCTTTTCTCTTTTGCATTGTATCGACAACGCCCTTCGATATTGTTGTACCTGCACCGGCACCAATCATCGTGATAAACAACGCCTCAGCAAAACTCGCTTGAACGATCACCGCATAAGTCGTTAATAAGATGCCGGCAACAGATGTCATAAAGAGAGTCGTTTTATTGAGATCAAGCCGAAGCTTCCCATCACTTGATCTACTTTGAAGCATTCTTAATAGCTCTTTGGTCATTGCAAATTAGCCTCTCCATCTGCTTTTAAACTTGGAATAGGCTTAAGCGACTTATACCCCTTCGGCATTACATATCCAATAAAGCGAGATTTTGGGAACTTAGCGATTGATACTGCTGATCCTTGATTACCACCAAGTAGTACCCAATTATCCCCATCTTCACCAACTAAGAACCCAACATGTCCGCCACCGGATCTTGTCATTACCGCAATACAGCCGTAGCAAGGGCTTACCTTTTCACCACCATCCCAATGCAACCAATACTGCGAGCTATCTTTTGTTCGCTTCTGATATATCGACTTATCTTTTGAATTCGTATTAATCCCACTAGCTTCAAGTGCTGCACCTACAAATGCAGAACACCAGGAGATTCTTTCGTTCTTTATTCCACTCATTCTGAACATCTTCCAATATTCAATAATTCGTGGATTACCGGCACCAATACCTGTTCGCTTAACCCCAACCTCTTTCATCCCCCATTTAATCCATGGGAAATTTAATTGATTTTCGGATACCACTTTCGCAGCCCCGCCTACTACTCCTGCATTCATTTTCTTTCACCCATAAAAAAAGACCGCCAAAGCGTTCTTATCTAAACTTAGTGCTAGTTACGCTAGCAAGACAATCATTTCCTTTTAATATGCTAATCTGAATTTCCTACAACTCATTAAATATTATAAGGAAACTGTTATGTTGAACTTAAATGATATGCCTATTGAAATTCCCTGCCCTGACTGCTCTCATAAAATCTCGGAAACTATCGGAAACCTTAAGAAGAACCCTACACTCGAGTGTCCCGTCTGCGGATTCCAATTCAAAGTGAATGCCGATGAACTTAAAGAAAGTATCAAATCCGCCGAAATGATGCTCAATCAACTGAGGGGTTCTCTGAAGAATTTTAAGATCTGATTCTAATGTGCCTATATCACATGCAAGGTTTAGTGTAGGTATATTCATATTATTATCCCCAATAAAAAAGCTCCGATTAAGGAGCTTTTACTTTCTATATAAAATTCGTTTATGACCCAACCTGTAGTACAGATATAAATCGCATGACTGATTTAGATAAACAACTTAAAGATCTTATTTTTGAGATTATCTATGATTACTATATATCCAACCTTTGTGTTAGGTTAGCTGAATTTATGACACTCATATCTTCAAATGTCGTTACACCATCATAGAATAACCTTTATTAAAGGTTAACCTACTGATCCACATACAATCTTATTTTCTCAACTCCTTGAGAATTTGCACATATGGCGCATGGTCTAAATTTTTATCAAACTGCTCTAATGGACTTCTAGCCAAATTATCTATTGTCATTTCCATCAATCTATCCCTCATTTTACTATTGCCATCTCTACTATCCCAGTACTTTTCAATTTCTTCTTTATAGCCTTCATACGCAAGAGCCGTTGCGTATTTATAAGAGTACTCTTCTTTTATTTGGTATAAAAATTGGCTCCGCTTGCTGACAAACCAAGACAGAAATATCAAGGGGGTTATCATTAGAAATCTACCATACATCTTTAGAGACTCGTCACCGATAACGCTATCAAAAATAAAATATGACATTATCCCCATAGCTACTAGACTGACGTAATTGATAATATCTAGCCAACGTATTTTTTTTGTCAAGCTGTCTACACTCAATTTGAATGATTTTGTTAACCCCTCCCTAGTAGCGGCATCAGCTATAAGCTTCATGTCTGAAAGAAGCTTCTCTGCTTCTTGCTTTTGAAGTTCTATTTTCTTAGAGTCCGAATGAATTTCCTCAATGGCCTGCATAGTACGTCTAAAATCTTTCGGAGCATTTATTTGTAAAGTAAAATTATCAGAAAATAACATATCAAATTTGATGCTTTGAATGTAGTTCAATATATTTGTCATTAAATCCAATAAATTAGTGCGTCGATAATTATTCATGACATTTTTCTTATCTTCCCCTAAAACAAACTCAAATTTCGATAAATTTTCAATTAAATTCAATAAAATAGTTAACTTTCCAATTAGTTTAATAACTCCATGCTCGCTATAGCTAGAAATCCAAGATTTGCTTTTATCAGCTTCAGCAAATAACACTTGTAATATCCACCTAGTACTTACTACTATTTCTTTTATAAATGCATCTGGATCTTTAACTTCCATATATTTACTGATTCCGTTAAGGAAATTTGTATAATCATCTGCTTCAATTTTTTTGATAATAACATCAAATGATTTCCGTAAATTTATTAAAATTTCATATCTTTCTTTATAATTAACTTCCATTTGAATATCACTCTATATATATAAAATAAATTATAGAATGATTATATATGATATGCGTATACTGTTTAATCTACTTGAGTTAAATCAACAAAAAAGCCCGCCTATTCAGCGAGCTTTGAAGTCAATAAGACTAACTTATATAAAATCATACATTTCAAAGTACTTCAATGCAAGTTTATTACGCCCTCTTTCTCCCCATCTTTTTCTCAAGTGAAGTTATATCTTTTAGGAGATAGAACATATCAAGCTTATGTGCAAACTCATTCAGTGCTGCCGTATATTCTTTTGGTGAAAACTTATCTAATCTTTGACATATACTTCCGACGCTTTCACCTTCCTTCCGCTCAAGATAAAACTCCTGTAAGACCTTCCGATGCTTTAAACTCATCTTATTATTTGGATCATTGCGCATTGCTAAGAATACAAATGTTGCATCTTGAGCTAATTGATCTTGCTCAATACCGTCCGGTAAACGAGATCCATCTGCCTCACTACGCATCTCACCAATACGCGCAAGCGGGCTTTCGCTTGGAAAACCATTACTATCAAGCGACCAACGCGCCCAAGCTTCTAATACTGCTCTTGCTTGATTTAGATCCTTTCTACTCATTACTCTCCATTCCCTCAATGATTATTCTTCCTACTTCGCCCCAGATCTTCGTTGTTCTGATATCCCATACGTGCGCGTCATCTTCATAGATTGCATCTAATAGCGCTTTTGTTAGGTTATCTACGTCTGGCTTTTGTTGGTGCGCCTCACCTAAATGTTCAGCTCTTTTTTTCTTGCTCCAACTTGCCGGCATTGGCATTACAAAAGTGATGTGAGTTCCCATTTCTGGGACATTTATGCCACGTAACTTCACTTCATTTTTAAACGCCCAATAACGCGCTGTTGCTGGTCTCTTTTTCCATTTATCTGCGCGTGTCATTCTGGGCTTTGGCACTGGTACTATGTCGTAGATCTTCTTTGTCACGCCATCCCCTTATTGGTTTTCTTTCTTGTCGCATCATTCGCGCATACAATCGGTAGTGATTTAGTTAATAAAAACAGAGTACGCGCAACCCCATCCATCAAATGAACCCTCATGGCTGGGTCACTTTCGGTCTTTTGGTGACAACTTGAACAGGACCATGCAAAGATTGGATCTGGAGCTTTAAATCCTGTGCCCGTATTACCGGCAATTCTTACGTGGGCGCGTTGATCTCCATAGTGCTGGCAGCCTTCTAATCGAATCATGCACGGTACATTGCCATCTAGTAACCACTTGCGTAGATCCGGTAGCTTTACCTCCTGTATTTCGATAGATAGTATTTCTGTGGCGGTGTTGATGTACTTTGGATCGTCTATTACGCTTTGAATGAGCGCCTTGATTTCTTGCCTATTCACTCTTTACTCCATATCTAACTTGATCGACTGTGTATCATCGATATGAACCGTTTCAATTCTGCCCTTTGAATCAACCTCAAACCCATCTACTAGCTGACTCATCACACTTAACGCAAATGCCTGGCCCGCTTTTGTGTTCATATAGGTCGCTAAAAGCTTTGGATATCTAGAATCACTCCTTAAAACCCTCTTACTCATAAACGCTCCCCTGCTATCTCGACTATTCCATCGCCTAATTCGATCATTCGATGAACTTTGATTCTGTATTTCGATAGTTGCCTCAATCTTCCCGGCAGTCGCTCTTTGGCAGATGAATTGACTCTTCTCATCCTTACTTTTGCATCATAGATTGTTCCTCTGTGAGGCTGATTGTTGATCTCTTTCACCGCATCGTTATATGCGATCTTTCTTGCTTGCTCTTCGATATATCGATCGACATCTTCCGGCGATAAACCTTGGATACTCTGAATTAAACGATAAGGATCTGAACCGATCCTTACCTTAATTTTTACTATTTGCTGATCTTGTTGCATTCAAAAATACCTGTATCAACTCTAAACATATTCATAGATAAACAATCTTTCACGACGCTCTCTCTTCCCATATCTATGCCTGATCCGAGTAGGAATATCACTAAAGTAGCAAGCATTAACCCGGTAAAAACCCCTATCATGTCTCTCATTGCTCATCACTCCCATGACATGCATTAAATAACCCAGTAGCAAGGCTTCTCACGGTATCTGCTAATAAATAAGCATTACTTTGAGCCACTGCATTCTGGTCCTCACTAAGCTCTAACTGCTCTTGATACTGATCGAGATATCGCAGGCGCTTGAAAATGAAGTCTTCACCCAGTGAAAATGTAACGATATCTTCAAATGAGAGACCTACTCTGGTAACGCTCCATCCTTCTTCTAGGTTTAGCTCGATCTCTTTTGAGTCTAGTGGAATTCCTTTATAACGCGCAGTACCTCCCTCCTCTTTTGAGAGCTCTTTCATTTCAACTTCATCTAAAAGAGAAAATTTTTCATTGATTGAGTTGTTTCTTACCCAGTCAGTCATAATGATCGACATCTCTACTTGTGGCGCGTATCCAACCACTGGCAATGATCCTAAGCTCTTTCTAAGAACAGCCGTCACTAATGAAGCTTTCTTCTCGCTTGGAGCATCAACAACTAACCAGCCTTTTTCTAAGTCGATATACGCGCAAATAGATGACTGCTCTGGCGCTGTTTTCTTGATGAGTTCATTTGTGATGATCTCTTCGAGCTCTTTGTATAAAACTCTATCGAGAAGATCGATATTGTTATCACGCGCACGCTTCTCAATGGCAGTTTGAATCGCTTTGCGCGGAAGCTTCTTAATCTCCATCCCTAATCGAATAAATAGCGACTGATTCATCTCTTCAACAAGGTTTTCGCCTTGACTAAATGCCGGCAACCAACCGTACGTTTCCAATTCATCCTGACCGCAATCTCGTAGTGGATGCTGTACCAATAACTCTTCCAGTTGCTCTGCTGTTAGATCAACTTGCTCGTCAAACTTATAAATCATGATATTTTTATAGGGTTTCATGCCATCTCCTCCTGTTCATTAAACACGCGCCACTGCTCTGCTACCCAGTTAACGCCTTTTGTTGTAAATAAAATATTGCTAAATGCCCTGCCATTTTCGGCAATGCCGGCTTTATGCTGAAATCTGCCGGCAGATAAATGAACCTGGTAAGCTGCCCAACCACCGTTCAATCGATACATGATTTTCTGACTGACCAGGAATGATCTAAATTCAGCCTCTTTAACATTGAGAAGCTTACAAACCTGTCTAAACGTCATTAGCCCGTTGCCTTTGACATATCGATCGACAAACTCAACCTTAGGGGCAACTTCGACTAACTTCTGCTGAGCTAATTGATTAGCTTCAACTTGATCTGCCCATGCGCGCGCTGCCTCCGCAGGATTATTAAAGTTTGGAAGTGCCGGTAAGGATGATTGGCTTTCCAACTCTAGCCATCTGTCAACGATTCTGGCTGTAAACTCCGGAGATAGACGCGCAACAACTACAATTGAGTCACGCTTTCCTACTTCTCCAGAAAATATAAGAACATCTGTAAACCGTTTTCGTCCAAAATTATCGACTGATTGTTCAACCACCATTGGTGGACGTACGATTATTCCTGAGTCCGCGAGCCTTTCGATTGATCTCTTAACAGAGTCATGACGGCTACCTGTTAACTCTGAAATATCTAATGAAGTCATTCTGACTTCTTGATTTTGTAGTGTGAGGTTAAACATCTAAGCCTCCTCCTTACGCCCACCATTAGTGGGTCTATCATTTTTGACGGGGAACTTACTCATGCGATACGCTCTCCATCTTGGTAGAAGTGAGGCTCTAAGTGATACATATTGTCGCCACTTCTTATAAGAAGTACATTGCATGCGTCGTCTACAGCAAAGTCTTCTGAGTTTATTGAGTCCACATATTCGCTTCTCGATGTATCCCAAAATTTAATCGTTATCTTGCTCATTGCGACCTCCTAGTGAATATCTTTCGGCACTGGCGTTTTGATTGAGCGAATCTTAAAATCAACAGCCTGATCATCTGATAGCTCAATTGAAATATCTCTCATATCGATTAGGTCGGCAGTTGCGGCTGCTGCAATAATTAACTTTCTTACAAAATTAACCATTCCTAAAGGACCATCCTCTTTAATAACTTGAGACCCAATATCCATTAATTGTTTTTCTATCTTGCAACTCATCTCTAAGCTCCTTGTGCCGCTCTGTAATCACGCCATGCAAACGGTAACAAGAGCCCTTCATGCTGAATACGGCTTGCAATACGCTGCCCAACTGCTTTTGTGAAGTCCTCGATTTTCAAGTTCGAGATCATGATCGTTGGCTTCATCTCTTCGTAACGACCGTTAATAATGTCGAATAAAATATTACGTTCGTTATCGCTTCCTGCTTGGACCCCGACTTCATCGATAATCAGAAGATCGATATTTTTATAAAGCTCAATTAACTTCGCTTCTTCACCATTTCTCCCCCAACAATCACGAATTGAGCGGACTAATGCAGAAACAGAACGAAAGATCGAGTTATAACCTCGATCTGCAATTTCATTCGCGATTGAACAAGCAAGGTGCGTTTTGCCCGTTCCAACTCCACCTAATAAAAGCACGGGAGTTCCCATTTCTAGGTGATCTTCAAAATCACGCGCAAAAGATTCCAAGATATCTTTAATCTGAGCCTGGCTCTCATGATTAACTTCATAATTATCAAACGAACAACGAGTAAAGCGTTTAGCGATTCCATCTTTTCCTCCAAGCTTAGATTTCAGCTCACGTTCTTGTCGGCACTTGGGGCAATCTGGAATGGCTCGACTTTCTAATCCTCGCTTTATTGAACTGATATACTCGCCATGCTTTTCACATATTTCGGTCGTATCGATTATCCAATCATTGGTAACAACTTCATTGATTGGCATTGGCTTGTTTAAAAACTGTTGAATTTGTTTCATGATCTTCCCCCTATTTCCGCATATGTTCAGGAATAACCGGTGCGCCGTAATCTTGACTGTTAAAGTCATTAACCGCAGGCGTGCTTATTGCTCCACTCCAATTAACATTAAAACCACCCCAGCCTCGGTCAATACAAGTTCTAATAACTTGTTCCAATGTATAATTTGCTTTTTTCGCCTGTTTTTCTAAACCTTCTACTGCTGACAGTGTCAAAGGCAAACGCTTGGCTTTTCTTAAAACAAGAAAATCTTTAGCAAGTTGCTCATCAATATTTCGTTCTAGCAATAGTTTCAGATCAGCAGGCGCTCTATTATGTTTAGAGTCACTTGTAGAAGAGTCTTTTGTAGAAGAGTCTTTGTTACGACATTTTGTCGTACCCTCTTTTAAGGCTTGGGGCGGTATATTGACATCAGCTACATATTCGGTAAGATCATCGAATAGCTGCGTGGGTTTAATGAAATAAAAGGTTCCTTTAACTCCCTTTTTTTCATATGAGACGTGTGAGTCAAACACTTTAGCTTTGCGCAGCTTCTCAAATATTCTTTGGATCGTTCTTAGTGATCCTATTATCGGAACGAACTCTCTTAGCTGAGTCTGATTTACCCAGACAAATCGCTCTCCATCTATCAACACACTTTCAACAGATGCTGAGGCATACATATCTTTTATGACGCTCATAACCAGAGCGTCATTGTTATCGAGACCATGCTCAATAAGCTTATGTTGCTGAAAGCCATGTATTGTGAATTTCAATCTACTCATTTGATTTCCTTTGCAAGCTTCTTAAGCGCTCGTAATAATCAACCCAAATTTCTTCTTTGGGTATGCCCGTTACTGCTTCAATAATTTCGGCATGTGCAATTGGAGGGACCTTTAATCCTCTTGATTTCCAGTGGAGCACTGCAGGGCGAGTAATTCCTAATGCAATTGATAACTTTTCAGCACCACCGGCTTTTTCAATTATTTCTTCTATAGACACCATCATAATCCCTATGTAACACTAAGTTTTCGATATTGTTACCTATGTAATATTTCAAGTCAACTCTGTTATTGCACTTGTTACATTTGTATATTGAATTTAGTTACACTTGTAACTAGCATTAAAGGTAAGTAGTATCGAACAACCAAAATGGGAAAAGGCTTAATATGCTAAAAGAGAGACTCAAAGAAGCTAGAAAAAGAATGGGGATTTCCAGAGAAAAACTAGCGGAATTAGCAGGAGTATCGACATCAACAATTACCTTTTTAGAAAATGGAAGAAATGATGGCTCTAAATTTCTAGTTGAAATAGCTAGAGTATTAGGTGTAACTGCCGAATGGCTCATGTATGGGATAGATTCGAATACACCGACTACAGCTGAAGTGAGACCTATGCCCAATACCACTCCTACAACACAAACAAATGAAGGTTCATTTGTTCCTGTTATCTCATGGGTAACTGCTGGTAATTTTCATAGTGTAGAAACATTGCCGGCTGATGAGCTAATCAAATGGGTTCCATGCCCCGTAGCTCATAGCGAAAATACATTTGCGCTAAGAGTTGTTGGCGTCAGCATGGAAAATCCAAATGGAAAACCATCCTTTGAAGATGGCGACATTATCTATGTCGATCCTGATCGAGTACCTGAAAATAAATCTCTAGTTGTCGTAACTCTAGAAGGAAGTTCTTCTGCTACATTTAAACAATTAGTGATAGAAACAGATGGTATGTATATCCAACCATTAAATCCAAACTGGCATGAGAAAGTTATCAAAATCAACGGTAATGCCGTGATTAATGGTGTTGTTATTGGAAAATGGACGGATGTTTAGTTATTTAAAGGAACTTTTATGAAAAAACTATTTTTTAGTGTCGCTTTATTTTCATTATCGGCAGCATACGCATCAAATTGCTCTTCAATTGAAAACGATATTGCTAGACTTGCTTGTTATGATAAAAATGCAGAAAATTCCAAAAATAATGAAAACGAACAGAATGAATCAGATAAATTAAAAAAAGAATATGATGATTGGATCGTTAATATCACTGAATCTCCTTTGGATGACTCTAAAGAGGTTACGATAATAAAATTTGCTAACGACTATAAAAATAAAAGAAGTCCGGCAATTTTAATGCTCCGCTGCCAAAGAGATAAAACAGATGCTTTTGTTTCATGGGATGAATACCTGGGATCGAACAACATGAAGGTAGCTTACCGAATCGATAAAGAAGAGGCAAAAAACTCTTGGTGGAATGCATCAAGCAATGGCCAAGCCTCATTCATTCCCAAACCCATCTCTTTTATAAAATCTCTAGAAGGTAAAGAAACAATATATATAGAAGCTGAAAAATATAGAGGTGGGAGAGTTTCGGCTACTTTTGATATTTCAGGTATTAAAGAGGTTATTGAACCTCTAAGAAAGGCTTGCAACTGGTAATTAAATAAAATTATTAGCTCAAAGACAAACTATAACAAGGTGATAAGTGAAAGACATAACTGAGAACAGAAGAATTAATCTAAGAAAATGGATAGATAAAAACCATAACGGCGTTCAAGCATCATTTATGGAAGTAACTGGAATTAACCAGGGAGAACTCTCAGGTCTTTTAAACAAGAAGTCTTTTGGCGAAAAAAAAGCTAGATCTTTAGAAATACTAGCCGGCATGCCTTTTCTATATCTCGATAAAGATCCTGTTGATAACGTAGAGCCTCTAGACTTAAAAGGGATTGTCCCTTTAATATCCTGGATTGCAGCGGGGAGCTGGGCAACAGTCGAATGTAGAGATATTGAAAATACAGTAGAGAGTTGGATTCCCTGTCCTGAAAAGCATGGAAAGGATACATATGCCTTAAGAGTTTCCGGGATCAGTATGAGAAATCCTATGGGACCAATATCTTTTGATGAAGGAGATATAATTTTCATAGACCCTTCTCTAGAGCCTGAAAATAAATCTTGCGTAATTGCCTACAATCAAGAAACAAATGAAACTACGTTTAAGCAACTGATCATAGATGAGATGCAAAAAAAGTTTCTTGCCCCACTCAACCCCCAATGGCCAGAAAAATCTCTACCGCTAAACGGAAGAATCAAAATCGTAGGTGCTGTTATAGGCAAATGGGTAAAGATTAGAGCGTAATTAAAAACACAACTATTAATTACGTTATTATTGGAAATTGGAGGAATATACAACATAAGTATTTATGTACTGTTATGCTCTTTTTATCTATTTTAGCAAAAAATAAAAGTCAGACCTCCCTAAAGAATCAAAAGAACTCTTTCCTTGTAGTAAAGAACTCGTACTCCTCTATTGTTGTTTTGAATTTAAAGTATCCCAAGCTAGTAACTTAGAAAACTAGAGCAAAGATGCAATCAGATAATTTGATAACTATTGATAACTACTTTTACTTCAAGATGATGCAGGTATAGAAATAATTATGCAATAAGATATTGACATTCTAACTTCAAATGGTAAAAGTGATTTTTTCACATCTATTTTTTTTCAGGTGTTTTTATGCTATATAATTATAGTTAGGAATCAATATCACTAATAAAGAAAGCCTTATATATGCTAATAAATTTCAGACTATTAAACTTCTTATCATTCGATACCCTTAATGAGTTTTCTCTCGTGAAAGGAAAATCACGACGCCACCCTGAACATCTATATAAATATAAAGATGTTCAGCTTTTAAAATTCTCTGCAATTTATGGTGCTAATGGAGCTGGAAAATCAAATCTAATAAAGGCTTTTAAATTTTCAAAAGATTTTATTTCAAACAACAATTTCCCCGAGTCCTCTACCCAGTCTTACTGCAGAACTAAAAAAAAGAATAAAGACTTAGAAACTAGTTTTGAATATGAAATCATTATAGATAACAAGATGTATTCTTATGGTTTTTCTATTTTATTATCCAAAAAAATAATAAAAAAAGAATGGCTATATGAAATAACAAATTCTACAGAAAATGCAATATTTACTCTAGACTTTGAAAATAATGATTTATTATTAGATATTGATAAATTAATATCGAACACTAATGATAAAGAAAGATTAAAGATCTATATAAATGACTTTAAATCTTTATCCAAAAGTGACTGCTCACTTTTTTTACATTTTATAAATAAAGGAAAGTCCTCCTTTGATAAAAAACATGCTGCAAGAATACTTAACCTTGTTTATAGATGGTTTTCTAATAAGCTAGAGGTTATATCCCCCTCTGACACAACTAATAGAGGCTTAACCTACCTAGATGAAAATGATGACTCTATAGAAAATTTTTTAAAAGATTTTGGTACTGGCATAAATTCTATAAAAATTACACCTATTTCTTTAGATGAAATGTACAAATTAGAAAGTGCCGAATTTATAGATTTTATCAATGATGATATAAACAAACATATTGATGCCATCAAAAAACATAAGTCCAATGTTGATATAGATATTACTGCTATAATGAGAACCTCTAAAAACTTATTCAGCATCAAAAAAATAGCTTCTCAAGATATTGAATATAATGTAATAAAATTCACTCACTACGCTGACAATGAAACATATAAATTAAGCGAAGAATCTGATGGTACAATCAGACTTCTTGAGCTTTATGACGTCATAAAAAACAAGCAAGATAAAATATTTATTATTGATGAGTTAGATAGAAGTTTACACCCCAATTTAACTTACAACTTTGTTAAAATGTTCTTATCTCTTAAAAACAAATCCCAATTAATTGTATCTACACATGAAGATAGAATTTTAGATTTAAATATTATGCGCAGAGATGAAATCTGGTTTGTAGAAAAAAATGATATAGGTGAAAGTAAGCTATATTCACTAGAACAATTTAAAACCCGTTTTGATAAAGATGTGATGAATGCCTACCTAGATGGTCGATATGGCAGTATACCCAAGTTTAAATTTCTAAATAATTATTAAAAGGAGTTTTGATGTCTTTTAGATTAAAAAGTACGGCTCCTGATACTTCTAGAAAAATAGTAACGCCCTCAGACCCAAAGCCGAAATTATTTTTTGTATCTGAAGGTGCTGAAACTGAAAAAATCTATGTTCAAGAATTATCTATCTTATATGAAGATAGAATTATTGGTGAGTTTATATTTCTTGATAGAATAGATATAACCCAGTCAAATCAATATATTGTTGTAAATACAATCGATAATTATTTAAAAATATCATCATCTATATCCTTGCAGGATATGGATCTTATTCTTAATATAAAAAATGAAATACAAGAAGAAATAAACCCATCTGAGGAATTTATTCAGCAAAAAATAATCGCTTTACAATCTCTAACTAAAGGGAATATTAACGGGTTAAAACTAATTACAAAAGAGAACTTACTAGAAATGATTAACGCCCTAGAGTCAGTAAAAAATTTTGATTTTGGGTATGATAAGATTATTATCCTACTGGACAGAGATAAACAAAGCTTTAAAGAAAAACAGTATGATGACGTAATCGATATCTCTAATCGTCATGGCTACGAATTAGGTATCACTAATCCTTGTTTTGAGCTTTTTTTGTTATTGCATTTAACAGATATTTCTGAATTAGATAAAAAATCAATTAGAGAAAATAAGCGTATCGGGAAGAATAATAAAGTTAGATTCATAAGTAAATGCCTTGATACAGAGCTAAAAAAACATAATAGAAGATATCAATCTAAATCCAACTACGATGCCAAATTTATAGCTATTAATTATCCTAACCTATCAAATAATATATCTAAATCTAATATAGCTACCGATCCAAAGATGCTTAAAGACAAGATAGGAACTTCCATATATCAAGTTTTGAGTCCTTATATAAAGTCTGAATAGGAAGCCCTATAAAGTATTCAATCCGCCAACCGGCGGTTTTTTTATGCCCTAAATAAAATAAGTTACATAAGTATTGTTTTAATATGTTACATATGTAATTATAGTTACATAAGAAACAAAAGGAGATACATATGTCTATTTTAAAAATAATCAAACAATGCGCACAACGTCACATAGAAAATAAACGCATCAAAAGAAATGCGCGTATTTATAAAGAGATCGAAATCTCTAAAGCTTATTCAGCATTCTCTCTCGCTCAGATCAAATATCTAATCATTCATGAAGAGCTGAAGCTTGCGCGTATGTTTGTTTTAAGCCCCAATAAAAAGCAGCAACAAGTCCTTGTAGCTGGACTCCATAGAGCTAGAAACCTGATCAGTGCGCGTGCTAAAGCTGCCGCTAAATATGAAAAGATGGATTCTATTGTTAATGCCCCAGTAGTTATTCTTCAGAAAAAGGTGGCCTAGTTATGAACGGTATTGAATGCCCATATTGCAAAAAATTGGATGCGGTCTCAAATGCTTTGGAACTCAGAGAAGGAGAGCATAAAGTTGAGTGCATAGCGTGCCAAAAAGAATTCTTTGCTACTGGAAAAACTTATTTAAAATTCCATTCAAAAAAAACAAATTGCCGGGAAGGTAAGCATGAGTTTACAGAGTGGGTAAGGCATGACTTTGAGAGTGATTGGTATATCCGTATGAATATTATGCCAAATATATGCGAACCCCATTCTATCTGGAGTAGACGCTGTGTTGACTGTGATGAAGTTGAAGCCAGCGACGAGCTTCCTTTTGGCTCAGCGCTTCCTGAACACCTAAAGGAGGCATGACATGCACGAAAGTAAAGAGCAGATTGTATGTCCTGCAGTTAGATATCTATTTAGCTATAAATTTGAAGATAGAACGATCAGGCTCGAAAAAACCAGGCTCTGCATCAAATATGATGATCAATTCGCAACAGACTTCTTTCAAAGCCTATCAAGTAAACACTACTTCTGGACATTAAAGCTTTATGAAGAAGGTTTTATGACAAACAAAGGTCGATTTGTTGATCCCAAAGAAGCACTAGAAATGACCGGATGGGGTGCTCAACTAAGATTTAAAGAGCGAAAACGCTTATTACCAGAAGATCTTTACCGGTAGGCACTTCATTAAATTTAAAAAACATCATTAAAAGGAGAGCTATCTATGTCAATGGCTGATAACAGAGATCGTACTTCATATTGGATCAATAACATCGTCAAGGCTCACTTAAGAAAAAACGGCTGCATATTAAATCGCTTAAGCAAAAAAAGGAATGGGCTCTTCATCTATCAAATTATCGATCAGAGAGGCAATGTACTGGCGGAGATAGATCGAATTCGAATGGAGTTAGATTGGAAGAGAAACAAACTACAAGATTACATTGACCAAAGAACAACATTTTAA